GCAGACGGTGCAAACTTTAATCCTGTAGCAATAAGCTCTCTAACTGAAATTTCTTCAGTTGCTGACGGAGACACTTTTTTAGCTATCGATGCAGATGGAGGTACAGGTCTTAAAAAAATTACTAGAAGTACATTAGTTTCAGGACTTGCAGTGTCAGGTGCAATATCAAACTTAGTAGACGATACGTCTCCACAACTTGGTGGCGATTTAGACATGAATGGCAATGATATTGTTACCACATCTAACGCCAATATAGAACTTGCTGCAAACGGAACAGGTCATGTAGTTATAAAAGGAAATAGTAATCAAGGAAAGATTACTCTAAACTGTGAAAGTAATAGTCACGGACAATCAATACAAGCACAGGCACACTCTTTAGGTATAGATAACGTAATGTTGCTTCCTAAAGATGGAAACTCAACTCTTGTTTCAGAAATATCTACACAAACATTAACAAACAAAACATTAACCAGTCCAGTATTGAACACAGCAACAGTAGGCACATCTATTGTACCTGCTAGTGCAGACGGTGCTACACTCGGTTCTGCTTCTGCTGAATTTTCTGACTTGTTTCTCGCAGATGGTGCAACAATACAATTTGGTAATGACCAAGAAATAACACTTACTCACGTTGCTGATGATGGTCTTATACTTAAACATGTAGGCACAGGAGATGGTAAAGAACCTAGCTTTTCTTTTCATGCAGGTGATAATGATATAGCAGCAGACGATGTTTTAGGTTCAATATTCTTTAAAGCACCTGACGAGGGTGCAGGAACAGATGCTATCTTAGTTGCAGCAGGTATTGAAGCAGTATCAGAGGGAGATTTTAGTGCTTCAAATAATGCCACTAAACTTTCATTTTTAACAGGTGCATCTGAAGCAGCGTCAGAAAAGATGTCTTTAAGCTCTGCAGGACTACTTACAGTTGCAGACGACATTGTATTTAAAGATGGTGGAACGATAGGTGTCGCTTCTGCCACTGATGCCATGACAGTATCTTCGGGAGGTATCGTCACATTTAAAGATGACATACTTATTAAAGATGGTGGTACTATTGGTTCTGCAAGTGATGCTGATG